CTGCGCACCCATTTGACCACCCATCATCTGAGCTAATAACCGTCCTACTATATTGGCAGGAGTTTGCTGTGGCTGCTGCTGAGGGGTCTGTTGAGGACCGATCTGATTAAACATCTGATTTCCTTTTTGTCCTAGGATTTTCGCTACATAGGCTTTAGTTTCTGGAAACGGAGGGATGCCGCCGTATCGAGCAACATTCGCCGGGCCAGCATTAAAGGCAGCTAAAGCAAGCTCTGGTGAACCAAACCGATCCAGTTGTTGTTTAAGGTATCTAGCACCACCTCTAAGATTCTGTATAGGGTCGGCAGGATCAACCCCTAGATCACTAGCTGTTCCAGGCATCAACTGAGTTAAACCAACTGCACCAGCACTAGATCTAGCCTGAGGATTAAAGTTAGACTCAGCTTGTACAAGCTTTAGAAAAAGGTCAGGATCGACACCTACTTCTTGTGCGGCCTGATGAGCTAGTGATCTATAATCCATCAGGCTGCTCCACCACCCATCATACCACCCATCATACCACCCATACCACCACCCATACCGCCCATACCAGACATAAATCCGCCTATACCAGCAGACGTCGCACTCTTTTGTGGAGCAGAGGTTCCTGCAACCTGTGGCTGATACAAGCTAGGATTCTGGAACACAGGATTATCAGCAGCCTGGGTGCTATATTGATTGCCAAATTGTCCAATAGGCATTCCAGAAAGTATGCTATTATAGTTATTTAAGTTCTGCCATGGGGCATTGATATTTTGCATATAATCATTGCCAGCCTCATTAAGTCTAGCTTGATTAAGATTCTGCTGTTGTTGTCCTATAGCCATCTGATTTGCAGCCATTTGACCTTGTGTTTGGAACGGTTGCATATAAAGTTGATTCAGCATTGGCATAGCATTCAGTGCTGTGCCCCAATTCTGCCCCCCTTGGGCGGCTGCTTGCTGTGCAGCATTTATTGCTTGCGACCTGTTTTGTAGCTGAGACCCTAATGTAGTGGACCGGTCACTACCGTAAGCTGACAAACCTTGACCATAAGCATTGCCACGAATGTTGGCAGAAACATCACCAACCTGCTTATTTAGGTCAGACATAGCGATACCTTCAGCGATGCCTTGCCGAGTACTGCCATAATTGCCTGAGCCCAAGGCCTGAGAGCCAATACCGGGAAGGACATTGCGCTGGAAATTACGAGTCATATCACCGGTGGCTCCTTCGACCATCCCTTGAACATGAGGATTGTTGAAGAAATCCATACTAGGAGTATATTCTAGCGGATTGGCACTTCCGCCCATCTGCTGAAAAATACCCTGATCAAACGTGTTAGCGCCTTGTCCGATCAAGCCTCCAGCACCCGTGATCCCACCATATAGATCGTTAACCTTCCCCTGGATAGCTCGTCCAGCACCTAGCTGGCCGCGATCCGCGTTAAGTTGCGTAGCCCATGCCTGCTGCTGCATAGGGGTAAACCCGGCAACTCTAGAGAAGTTAGGTGCATAAGGTGCAGGCATTCCGGAATAGATACTTGCTGCTTCCGGAAGAACTCCAGGCATTGCTGGCGGTGAATATCCTGCGCCACCATAGCTGTAGGGCATTTGTTGAATTGTAGCCATTATCTTACCTCTTTACGAAATCGATTCTACCTTGGTCTTGCCACTGCCTTGCGCGTTCTGGGTGCAGCTCTCTCCATTTCTTACGTCGATCATCCCAATACTGCATGCCGACCGTATCTTCAGTGCCATGAGGACTATGACGGACAAGGCGCTTATTATCTACTTCCTCTTCTTCTTGTGGCTGGGGCAGAAACATTGGCATTTGCATTTGAGGGCCACCGCCATAAGCTACTGGCGCCGATCCGCCGCCCGCCACTTGAGGCATTCCATATGGTGTTACAGCACCAGGCTGAGCACTTTGTGGCAAAACTTGCTGCACCGCACCTTCAGAGTTAACAGCACCTCGCAGAGTTGGCAACGAAATCTGCAATTGTCCTTGAGGATTGATCTGCGGATTTGCACTGCTAGGGATCTGCTGCTGTTGTTGTCCACCGACACCACCTTGTCCGGGAGGAGCGGGAGCATAAAGATTTGGCGGTTTCCCCAGCATGCCTTGGGTTTCCCAAGCTGGGTTCTCTTCTAAGAATTCATCGTACCCTTCACCAGGCTTAATCGTACCATACGGACCAGATCCACCATAATGGGGACCTTCGAGCGGCCAAGGGGCCTGTGTCGGTGGTCCAGCATATGGATTATTGTAGTATTGCCCACCCATTGCGTGCTGAGGTATCAGACCTTGATCACCACCATAGGGCGCGCCGGGATCAAGCATAAAGTCTCCGCCACGTCCGCCCAACGTCTCTGAAACGCCTGGTCCGTGCCCACCAGATGCCATGCCGCGTAGACTGTCAGTGTACTGTTGCGTGTACTGAGGCACACCGTACTGCCTACCTACTCCACCAGAACCAAATATATAAGGTAAAAATGGCTCATAAGGTGTATTAGATGACGTGCCTTCTTGAAAAACACGTTTTTCAGCATCGGTAATGTCCAACCTAGGAGGCACAGACAGAACACTTCCTTTTTTCTTATTTTGTTGGTTCTGTGCGAGCGCAGACGCAGCTGCCATTGCTATAGGAATCCAGAAACCCATATTAAAGTACCTCGTTAACGACTATATAGCCTTGATCAACAGAACCAATGTTATTAGTTCGTGCCTGCACTTCTAACTATCTCAGTAATGACTATATAGCCTTGATCAATAGAACCAATGTTATTGGTGCGTGCCTGAACTTCTAACGTTAGGTCGCCAAACGGAGACTCAGCAGGACTATGTGTAGTGTATAGACTTGGATCAAAAGCTATAGGAGTATCTACTGACTGTATTACATTAATCGAGATATTAGACCCATATGTCTGAGCAACTAACCATCTAGGGGTATCTGCAATTTCAGCACCATTAAGTAAAATCCTTATTGAGGCAGATAGCTGCTTTTGAGTGCCGGTTTGGATTGAGGCTGAGCACTGAAGCGACCCAGAGACAGTGCATACAGACTGTAATGATGGACGCATAACAACAGTAAGGTATGTCTGCCAACTACCAGTTAATATCAACGGTGCAGTACTAGCACTATTCCACATACCGGCAGGGAACTGAAACATAGGCACCCAGTTTGTGCCGTCATAGAAATATGGCCCACGTCCAAAACCACGCTCAGCATAGATACCTCGAGGATCCCAATTAACCCCATCAGCATACCGGATCATCCCTTCCCTAGGAGGTACAGTATCAACACCTAAAACATCAAGATCATGTACTTGATCTATTGACTGCTTTATACTATTAAACTCCCGAGCTAAGTATTCTCGTGGATCGGATGTATCTGTAGGTGTAAAGTAAGGATTGTACGGCCTCATCGTCTTCCGCCACTGGTGAATTTAAACTCTATTGACTCCATTTGCCAGCGCTCTTGAAAACTAGCTTTCACTGCCATTGCAAATTGACCACCGACTAGCCTTACTGGCACAATATTATACTGGCCCGGAGTAACTGTATACCAGTTAGACCATAGAAATTCTGCATTAGGAAACCGTTGAACGCCAAATCTTGCTTGAAATCTACCACCGGTAGCCTGAAACCACACTTCACTGACGTTAGCTACAAGGTCTTCACTACCGAACGTAAGGCCTTCAAGCACACCTTCTACTTGATCTTCTGATGTTGGTGGTGGTGGCTGCTTGCTATCCAACACATAGATAGTTGTTGTATCTCCAGACATTGCTGTTTGGATATTCGGGTTATAATCGCGTTCTGACCATGCCTTGTAATCATTAGTGTCCCAAGGAATGCTTGGTCCGGTATCCCACGACTCAACAACAGGCTGCTCACGTATATCTACTCCAGAAGCGATACAGTGCGTAGAGTCCGGTAGAGTTCTGGTGGTCCATGTATTATCCTCAATTGACCAGACTGCTGCAACATCAGGCTTATCTGAGCCTTGATCCGGGACACATACCCAGACTTCCTCAGTTATTCTATTATAATGAAGAAAGCTCTGTTCGATGTTATTTACATCCATAGATCCGAACAGTAGACGCTTAACTCGCTTATCCGCAATACTTTTGTATGTATTTCCGTCATGTAGCATCACATCACCGCGGGTAAGAACTACGTGACGACTACCAATATCTACAACGCAATCTACTGCAACTGCCCCAAATGTATTGAACAGCTCCTGAAACCCCATGACATACTGTCCACCTATCTGTGACATAGCATAGACGGAGTCTTCTTTGTAAATAATAAATTTATCTCGTAACCTCACTCCATCAACAATAGGACCACCTTTTGCACTAAGTGCGTTAAGGCCTGCTAATGTAGCTGGGTCTGTGTAGTCCCAAGTAGGAGGTAGTCCTCCCGGATCTGCTGGGTGCGACCACAGAACAGAGTGCTCATAGTCTGTTCCAGAAAGGTTAGGGCGCAGCGCTACAAGAAAATTGCTGAATGACCGAATAACATGGCAGTTATTATTTGCTGTTGCCCAGGTATCTGTAGCACTCCAAGGAAGATCTTCAAAGTCTGTACTACCGGACAATACCTTCCAAACTTGAGGAACATCAACCACATTGTTTAGAATGGGCATACCTTGAAAGATATCACCTTGCCATCTAATGAGCCGTGCTGCGCTGTACCCGCCACCAGATGTTCTAGTAACATCAACAAGAGATGTGCCGTCCCAAACAGAGACGGTATTGTACCCAGCAATCACCCAGTTGTATCTATCGTCATTCTTAAATGGCAGAAGGAACGCAGCCTCATGAGTGAGAGAAATATCCAGTTGCTCATTCCACGAGAAAGGCTCAACCCTTCCCTCTTTAAACCGGAGATTTCGTGCTGAACTCCAGGCGCCGAAAGGGAAAATATAGGGGCTTGCATCAGTTATGATACCAGTACCCCCAAGCTCTTTAATTTGAAAAGTTTGTAAGGACATCAGGTAACATAAACATCTTGAGTGAACACAAGATCGTCTCGATTATCCGGACGAATCCTAAAATAACTAAGGCCAAGGCCCCCACCAGCAGCTATCCAAGCACTACGAAAGGCTGACGCCTCTTGCGAAAACACAGCATAACCTTGACTATCTGTCCGTAAATCTAAATTTTGCCAGAAGCCACGGAAGCTATACATTATCTGCACGCCTACGCTGGCAGGGAAGTTCTCTATAATAAAGCCAACATTATAAGTAGCGACACTACCTACAGGTAGCTGTGTAGATCGATTCACAGGGAAGAATGTACACAGAGTTGGGTGTACATATGGATCAGTATCTGGCACCTCAATACCATTAGCTACAGCAGTAACATACGCAGTAGTGGCAATCTGCCCTGAATTATTGCTTGTAGCTGGGGTAGGCGCAGTTGGAACACCAGAGAAGCTCGGTGAACTTAATGCAGCCTTAGAATTCAAAGCTGTCTGTAATCCTGTCACATCAGAGATTGCATGATTATGTTGTGCTACGCCTGCACTCTTTAAATCATCAATCTGCTGCTGAACAGTCTGACCAGCGCTAACACCATCAAGAGAATTAAGCTCAAGCTGCGTTACTGTAACAGCTCCCTCTACATTTGGAAACGACTGCTGTACAAGTCGCTTAACCAGCCGTAGATGATCATCACCTTGATTTCTGTCATCAGCTCCTAACGGCCATGCAGGATTGAGATCGCTGATGTATGACCCAGACTCAACTGGCATTAGTGTATCCTCCTATGCTACCTAATACTGTCTCAGGAAGCACAATCATAGCATCGATACCAACCAATACTGGCATGTTATCTTCCCACCTAATGCGGAAACGCTGACTATCCGTTTCGATAGCTAAAACATCACCATCAGTCAGCACTCTACGTATCAGCTTACCGCGCAAACTTTCTGTCAGACTAAGCGCCATAATGCCTCCGTCTCTGTAAAGTTAGGCATAACTACTGTAAAGTCACCATTATTGGATGACACAGTACCACTAAATGAATGAGTAGAGCAGGCTGCATTTGAGTAGTCAGAGTTATAGATCATACAGCCTCCAGCACTGATCGTACTGGCCGACCACACAACATTATTAAACGAAGCTATTCCAGCCGAGCCTGCAACTTGCGGATCTAATGCAACTAAACTTGCACCACCCGCCGTATATCCAACACCAACAACCTCACCTAATGTTTTATATACGGTATCTGACGCTCCAAGTGTTGCAGTAGGCTCATACAATGCCATGTAAAATACATTTCCTCCATTGCCGGCAGACCGTATAAGATGACGGCCTTCAAAAAGCTCCTTCTTGAATGTATTTGCAAATGCTGTAACGATAGCCATAATTAAACCTCGCAGAATGCGTCTTCGATTTTTATATCTTCCCAAGTGTTGGTGGTGCTAACATCCACCGGAGTCCACTGGTCAAGATATACGTTAAGTGCCCCGGTACGCATTTCCAAATACAGGCCTTGGGGATAAGCTTGTGCATCCCTAAGTTCGCCTTGAACGTCTAAAAACCCTGGAAATACATCAGCAGCTATACCAAAAATATTTGTGGTTGCCCCAAAATAGACAGTACCAAAAACTTCTCCTAGTTGACCATTAATCTGCACACCTGAGATTCTTGGCCTTATAGCACCAGCTACTGTAAAATCACCGGGACTGAGAGCTCCGGAGATTCCAGAGAGAAATGCTGGGGTAATATCAACAAAAATAGTAAAGTCTTCACTAACTCCACCAGTAAGTGCTTGCCCAGAAAGAGCTAAACTAGCGCTAACCCTAGCATTAGAAAGTGTTTCTGTACTTAAGACAACCGGAAGCATTATTTAGATTTTCTCTTTTGTCTGGCCTTACGGTACGCTACTGCTACTGCCTGATTTACAGGGTGGCCAGCTTGCACCTCCGTTGCTATATTCTTGCGGACTACTCTCTTGCTCTTTCCCTTCATTAATGGCATGCTCTAACCTCCGCTTAAAAATATGCATAACGTCTATCTCATCAAAGCTATAGGCTTTACGCATTAAAATCGCATACAACGTCACAGCCTCTTCATACTCAAATGTCACTACGCGGGTGGTGTCCATACTGGCCAGATCACTGCTGTTGCTGGGTCAAGAAGAGCTAAATCATCTTTATCAATCATAGTATCAACAAGCTCATTAAACTCATTGCTACACTCTATACAGAGAACTTCGTAGCTCTGCATAGCTTCAGCTCTAGCAAGCTCTACCTGCTCTTGAGAAGTTAACAGCATGTCTAACGCTTTCTTATCACTCCTCAGCCTTCTCTTGCTCTGCTCCTTCTCACGATATATTGCTGTGTTAATATCGTGCGCGCCAACATACGGAGTTTGGTATGCTTCACGAACGACCTCTCTTCCGTAAAGCTCACCTTCACGCATCTTATGTAACTTTATATTCTCTAAAGGCCACCCAAAGTACTCATTATACTCCTGGATCACATTACCAGAATCTAGGTACTCCTGAATAAGGTCATCACGCCAAGAGCCAGATGGCCAATGCTGTACCCACAAATCAGTAGCATCTTTTGCTTCAATACGCGGAAGATTTACTGACACAGAAGACATATCCTGCAAATAACGAACATACTGTATACTCATGTTTCAGCATCCAACTCAAAACTCGCCACGCTCACTGTAGAAGTATTATTGACTAAGTTCGCTTGAAAACTGATACTTCTATCTCCAATAAGGTCACTGTCATACGACGCAATGGCAGAAGAATTTGACCATACAATATTTGAAACCACCGGCGTCTGATACATTACAGTAGGAAAACTATAGTTAACAGCTACCGATACCGCAGCATCATTGCTATTTCTTACACTAGCACGTAATGAGGTGTTTACTTTATTGTAGTAACGTAAACATCTATCAAACTCTACTGCTGGCAAAGACGGAACATATGCGGGAACGCGGCTACCCAGCACAAGCTGCATACCAGAGAAATAAAGATCTACATTAGTGTTAGATAGGCCCTCCAAAAAAAATGGCCTAAAATAGCAAAAGATCCGTGTACCGGAGCCTTTTGAATATGCGGTAAGATCAGGAACATCCCAAGTGTAGGTTACCTCAGTCCACATAGCTCCTGGAATAACAACGTTACCAGAAGATAACTCTAAATTAGCGGAGCCTCCGTCTCCGAACCTAAAACCTAACAAATGATAGACAGTCAATGGATTGGGTGTGTACATCCAGAACGACATACTGACCTTAGATCCACTAAACCTATCGATCTCCTCTATATTCTGCTGTATATAGAACCGCTCAGCTACTGTCCCACTAACTTTAAGTGAATACTTTGATTTTGTAGGTAAGGCAGAGGCCGCAAATAGATTTGGTTGCGCCGTATATGTCACTGCTGACCCAGTAGACACTATTAATTTCCAACGATCCGCAGCGACCTGCTGTATATTAGGAATTGCAGTGATCGGCGTTCCTCTTTGCCACACACTAAAATTACTGTTATCTAGCAGATTCAGTACAGGAACACTACCTTGGGTAGTGTCTAATTGCTGCTTAGTCGCAGCACCTAAGTCTGAGACAGCATCACCAGAGAGTATCAACTCTCCCGTCATAGACACTGAACCATCGACAGGCAATTTTGTGGCTAAATCAGCAGCAACATCTTCAAAAGTTTCAGAGGTAATACTAGCAAAAACTACCGCATCACCGCTTAGTGAAATCGGTGAAGGTGATGTGTCGTCATAGACACTACCGACTAACGTCTTATTTGGTACTCTAGTTAACGTAGTGCCTGCTAATGTAAATACGCCTTGACCGGACTCTTGGCTATCAGTAGCTTGGTCATAAATATGATAGTATAGCGTATCTCCATCATCAAATACATCAGCTACAGTAGCCTTATTGCCAGCACTAGCACCGCCTAACGTTAATGTACCTATGCCAGTCGTGGCGGTGATCTCGGAAACCCAGTCACCATATTTCTCAAGTAATGCCATTAGTATGAGCCTCGTACACGCATGCGCATTGTTGTGCCTGACCAAGTCTGTTTGTCATTATTTGTATAAAGACCCCCAACTGCCGTCTGATACATAGCCGCCATAGTAGCTAGCCGCTCATCATTAAAGATAAACGGCTGAGCATGTTTACATAAGCCATAGTAGTAAATGTCTGGAAACTGAGTCGACAACCAGTTTTCGGTTATCAGTCCGCCAAGCTTATCTAAGCCGCCTAACGGAGGAATAGCTTGATAATATACAACCTCGATATATCCTGGCTCTGTGAACGCAGGAATCGGAGCTATCTGGTACATATCATTATGAATTGTATAGTACCATGTTACACCTGAGCCAGATGCACTTGTGCACTGTGTCTCATTTAGATCAATCAGTTGCTCTGGAGGCAGAAACTCCATGTTGCTCTGTTTTCCACCGGGCTCTATCATTGAGATAGACCTTAAGCCGAGAAAGTCATTAGGCCAACCATATGCCCACCGACCAGACTCTAAAGTAGTTCGTGAACGAACTTCCATCTGTACGACACGCCGACCACGATTAATCTCTGCCTCAATAAATCTAACAAAGGTAGGCAGTGCTGATATCAGATCAGCATCTTCCTCACGCTTAAGCATGAGAGTAACTGAGGTGAGAAGTTCGTCGTATGTCATATTAGTATGAGATCGTTATAAGTAAAGTGTTGCCACGTTCCAGAGTTAATGCTCCACCTACACCAACAATAGGCGCGACATATGCACTAGCCAGTACACTCCAGGTTGCCGGCTCATCCACATAATCTAAGAAGGATAAATACACGACATCAACACCAGGAATCTGAGTGTCCATACGAAGCTCCAGTTCACTGCCGAGAGTACTCATAAGGTGAGCAATATTTATATCCCGGTATGTATCAGGCACTAATGCACCATAGCTAGGCGAGCGCTGATAGCCTGACATGCTTCCGACATCTATCTGCTCAATCGTCCATGATATCGCAGCCTTGAATTGACCGTACGTAATAAATGGCTTACCTTGCCCAGCAATGCGTGTCAGAGAGGTAGTTGACCAATGCAGCATATTAGGCATGGATCTTTTTCCCACTCGGTACGTAATTCTTTGGTACAGTCCGGATATCGTCCCGTGCTGCAATAGCTTTCATCCATGCTTTTTGCTTAATCTCTGGATCTTTAGATACCAAGTCGGGGTTTTCAGACACCATCTGCTGAAATATAACATAAGGTATCCTAGCCAGTGGTATCGACCACACATCTGGGTCAGTGATGGACGCTGGATTGAAATTATTTTGCTGTTTGCTGTTTAACGCCAGCCCGTCCTCGCAGTTTTGGTGCAGGCTTGCGCGTACCTTCCCATCCTCCAGCTCTAGTGTTTTCAGAACTGGTCCGTCTTGCTCCAGGAATAGTTTCTGTGACATTGATGATCACCTTCTCTAATTTTTCTGTATACTTAGCTAAGTCAACTGAAGTCACAACAGCTTCGTCACCAGAATAATGACGTCGACCAGAAGTTAGTGTTAACGCACTAGGACTTATATTCTTTGCTCTCATCTCAGTAGCCTGTAAATGGCGCATCCTTGCGCCCAGCGGTATTACGCAGTAACTGCAAGAGAAGGATCAATGTCTCGAATAACACCGTTCGCTTTTTCAGCAGTACAGCCAACAGCCCAGTCGACAGTAATCTGACGATTATCAGCCGTTCCCGTCTTGGCGAGAGGCTCCGTACGGTAGCCCTGAAGATAGCTGATGAACCAGTACGTCGGATCAAGAATAAAGAAATCAGCAGCTGTAGCGGTCTTATACAGTTGCTGTTGACGGTTTGGGACAAGAGTCAAGACAATGTCAAACTTCGTTGCTACTACATTGACATACCCGTACGCCGTCAGAGCATCTGCCTTACCTTGAGCCTTATCAGACTGCAATGTAGCAATCTTCGCATCAGAACCAAAATGAAAGTCACTGTAAGCACCAATAACCTTAGGCGTAGACATGATGGTAGTTGGGTTACCGCCAGAGGTATAGATATCCTCAACCATCTGCTGAACAGTTGCATCAGATAATGCACGAATATCACCCGACGTTGCTGCCGTGTCAGGGTATCCAGTGTTATTGGCACCGCTATATTCAGGCGGCGCACCGAGCGTGGCTCCTTCGCTCGAATGAGTAACCAGCCAGGAAGGTGCCCCAGGAGTCTTACCAGGACCAGTAGTGGCGATATTTGCCTCATCACCATCACCAGGCTGACCAGCCTGATTAGATAGAGAAATAGCCTCACACAAACGACGAAGAGACTTCTGCTTAATCATCACCCGACGCAGCAGCGCGCCGACATTAGCAATGGTATCGACCTCCTGTGCACGATAAGACTGCTTTACCGTCTTGCTGGACTGCTGATGATATGTCCCAAGGCGCCGCTCAGTAGAGCCAGTATCCGCAGGAGCATCCATACCATCAACCAACGCACAATCAGTGGCAGTCAAATCGATAGTATCCAGATCTTCTTGCGTGAACTCCTTGTAAATATTGTTAGACGACTCACGGCCAGCAAGATCATGGAAGTACGTCTCCTCTGGGTCAATGCGATAGATCTTGTCCATCACATCTTCACGAATCATGCCGCCCACGGTAACGGCATCATAATCACGCTCGTCTCTATTAAAAGTTGCCATCTATCATACCTTTTGCGAGAGCTTTGAGCGCAGCGTTCTTTTCCCTAGGGTTCTTCGCTGCGCGATCTACAATCTGGTCTAGTTCAGAAAGAGCTTTCTTCTTCTTCCCTTTTACTGGACCACCCGTTCTGCCTGGTAATGCATGTAATTTACCTTTCTTGACCTTTTCACGTGCAGTAGAGATGTTTTTAGAGTGCTCATCCCATTGACGTGCTTTATCGGCTAATACCCAGAACCTATGGTCAAACGCTTGATTTAACTCATCGGGTGATAGTCCAATAGATCCAGTAAGGTAGTTAACAACCGCCTTTGTAGTGTTGCCGTCCCAAGTGGGGGCTAACTTACGTAAGCTCTGCTGCTGATCAGCCACATAACTCTGCATATACTGCTGCTGCTGAGCAGCGGCCTGTGCCTGCACAGCCTGCAGCGTCTGCTGAGCAGTACCATGCATCTGCTGAAGCTTAAGCATATCAGCATTAACTCTCGTCAATGCACCAGTATCACCCGTAGCTTCTGCCTCTTGCTGCTGTTGCTGCAATCCAGCCCAGGCAGACTGAATTGCATACAACTGTCCTTGTGCCTGTGCCACGTCCTCTTGCATAGCCTGAGGCATTGGTGCACTCGCTAACTTCTGCTCGCGCTCTCGCAAAGCAGCTTCCTTTTGTTGAAGCACGTCCCGGTGCTGCTTCTCAGCCTGCAACTTATCTTTCATCTCTGAAAGCGTAAGTGCTTCACCGTTATCAAGCTTCAACTTCAGACTGTAAAATTCATCAGCCCCTAGCCCGATAGCTTCAGGAAGCTGATTAAAATATTCTATGTCCTCATCTTCTACATCTTCATTTTGAGACTCTTCGACGTCGGTCTTATCATCGACGCCTAGCTCTAGACTCTCCTCATTCTCATCTTCAGCATTCTCATTAACTTCCTGATCATCCGGGTCAGTACTAAATGCTGAAGCGGCTAATTCGTCTAACTGTGCATTTATACTCATTTATTCACCACTGACTTTAAATAGTTGGATAACTCATGAAGCGCTTGAACCTTAATTCTCGCATCATCGCCACCAGTGACTATGTAGCTATTCAGAAACTTCACTGTCATCACACCAATGACGTCATCTAAAGCTACTTTATTAAACTGCTCCGCTGCTTCAAGCTGCATCTGGGACAGGTTCTTCATCATACTCTGCATTTAGCTCTACCAACTTTAAGTTTAATTTTTGATAGTCCAGCTCAAGCTGACGTAAATCAGATTCAAGTTTTGTGTTATTTGTCTGCTCATTCGTTAAGATGTCACTTTGCGCTTTAATCTGCTGAGCCTGAACTCTTGCATGCGCGCGTGTCTCCTCGAGCGCCATTAGTGTATCATTCTGCTGCTGCATTTGCTGCATCTGCATCTGCTTATCTTGCTCAGCAGCTTGCTGTCTCTGTTGAGACATCTGAGCATACTCTGGAGACTGAGGACTAATGTAAGCATCACTAGTGCCCGGCAATGTTGTGTACATTGATCTCTGTTGAATAAGCTTGTATACTGTCTCGTCAGTGACAAGCAGTGAGCCTTTCTCTTGAAGCTGCAAAGCTTCTTGAATAAGTTGAGTCAGTAGACCAACGTACTGAGCACGCTCACCACGGGTCAGACCAACTGTAGTGCTCACCCGCTGACGAGCAGGCCATTCAGTAGGTGTACCTACAACCCAAGTCTGGCCATCCTCTGCTGAAACAGGCGTATCCCAAAACTGGCGTAAAATGTAATGAGTCTTACAAAACACCTTCTTAATAAGTGTATGTAGAATATTAGACGCAATATATGAATTTAATTGCTCCATTGCAGACATCATGCGCTCAACCCCATGAGCAGATGACTCCTGACCAATCGGCATATTCTCTTGAGATGCTTTATCTATAGCAGATCCGCCAGACTCTCTACGTATCTTATCTTCATACCCAAGCAGTTCATAAGCAGACTGTGGGAAGGCGTCGGCAGGAAGCGGCACGATACCACCAGGTGCCGACATCCTGACAACTCCCCCGAACGCCGAATCTAAATAATCATCCTTATTGACCATCCCTTCTACAAGACCAACCCGCCCACGAATTGCACGTTCATTTGCTGATAATATTTGTCTCAGTAGCTTTGACTTAATAATCTGTACATCTTGTAGCTTATCTGCTAGAGATATACCATAAGAGTGATGCTGATCAATAAGTGGAACACCGAGCACAAATGGCTGATCATCTACAGGCTTATTTTCCAATATTTCTAAAGCACTGTCATTGCCAGCAGCTAAGATATGACGTAACTCGGCAATACCATCACCGTCATAGTCAATCCTATAGTAAGCAGTAACAAGACGAATAGCACGGGTAGACTCATCAGCAGTGGTGAGGTCTTCGTATCCTTGAACAAATGAGTCGCCGGCATCACTGTAATCAGGAAGGCCACGTACCATATCTTGGTCGTATCCCAGCTGTACAATGTCAGAAGCCATTACACGGTAATCACGAGCAACTAGCCTAGCAGAGTCTAAATCAATAGACTCATGGTCAGAGTTTACTTTAAACTCGTCAATAGGAATAGACTTAATATTTAACTGCTTCAGCGTATCGTATTCGCGCGTCCACGCAGACACTGTCTGACCTAAGTATTGTTCTAGCTCCTCTTCTTCAATCTCATCTACCAGCGTTTCATTTATAGAAATAATATCTTTTCCTTCAGCTACGAGCTCTTCAAAAAGTACTTCGTTAACCTCTTCATATTTAGGTACGATCGTTTCGACAACACTAACCATCATAACGCCACGGCGATACATCAGAGCATCTTTAATAGACTCTGTGAATGATGTTAGACCGTCTGACTGCTCTAAAACAATGTTATTTACCAGAACTGTCTCAGCACTGGCCTTAGCAATATCTTCCGGACCTTCCGGCTTGAAGGTAATCAGTCTGTTAGACGAGAATGCCGGCATAATATCAGCCAATGTATGCTCTACGGCATTCGCAATATCCTTAGATACTACATTCTGAAAAACCTCATCAATATCTTCGTCTATCTGACCAGGCAATTCACCATCAAAATACGCGCGAACTTCCCTCATATAGTCATCAAAGTCAAAATTAGCGTTAGTATCCACATAACGGAGTTCCTGACTCAACTTTGACGCAAGTGTTCTTTTATCCACGATTTTTTCGGCTCGTATTAATTTTCTTTGACCAATCTGATTGTGCACCACTGACAAGAGCTACACCCTTACCTGCACCTACCGCAGCATATTCTCCAGCATCACACACGTGTGAAAATTTAGAGCCTTTATCTGGGACATCTTGAAAGCGGTCTTCTCCAACTACATGAATTCTTCGGTAAGTATACCCACCACGTAAACCTTTAATATACATCTTGCAACGCTTATTGACAATAAATTGAGTATCGCCAATAGGGAGAAGATGCTTCATCATCTCTGACACAGCATTCCTTCTAATCATTGGGTCGTTAGTGTATGCTGGCGTAACCGTCAAACCATACTTCTGTAGCATCAGAATAGGCGTCATTTTGTCCGACTGAGACCTTGGGTTTGCAGGATCACCGGTCAGTACTGAAGGTAGACCAGCATAATCCCGATTTAGACGCTCTGATACTAAAGCTCCCAAGTCGTCTGCCGCGGTATCGAAGCAGACCACCTCATCTAACACCCGCCACTGACCATCAACCTCTTGAGCAATGAGCGCGGCCGGAGTCAATCCCCAGTCAAACCCTACATACACAGTGTGCCCAGGCACAGGATCAAAATCATTCTCGGCCGTATGGATAGTTTCGTTAAACTCTGGATAAACCGGGCGACCATCAGTCAAATGAACGTATTTTGCATGCACGTAGAGATCAATCCAGTTCTGTGTCTGACCTTGACACATATTTTCGTAGTATTTTTCGGGCAAATTCTCTGTATTTTCTGCCTCAGGACTCAGACCACTTGGCTGTTTATAGAGATTCCAACCATCTGGCCTCTTTTCCTCGAACAGTCTATAGAGATAATGATCATCATCATAGAGGTTAGAGTCCATAATAAGCAGAGGATTGACCGCTTCAACTACTTTCCTTGGTGGATAACGACCAAGACGACCTTTTATTGTCGATAGTACCGGTAATGCTATTTCCTTTGCTTCATTGATCCATGCCGAAGTTATCTCAAGAGACTTCAGCTTACGAATATCCTTTGCTTTGTCTAATGAACGGAACATGATAACCCAAGTTAGGTATTCACCACCACCTGTAGACCAGACGTAGGTTAAAGTCTTCTTTTGGACGCTATAACTACCTAAATAAAAAGGTAGCCACTCGTCCCAAGTCTGCATTGTGGTGTCTTCAAGCTCCTGATACGTATTCCTGACTACTAATGTCTTACAGAGTCGGGTCTTCCTTCCTTTATACAGCACTGGAGTCTGTGACATAGCATGTTTCAGTAACTTAATGATACAACCTACAGACTTCCCAGAGCCAAACGGCCCGAGCACAAGACCGACATCATAAAGGTCATCTATGACCTTGCTGATAGTCTTACTGGCCCTGTACTCGTCAAAATTCATTCTGCGAATACCCGGGCAACTACTTTAGCTAATATCTTAGTGTTTACTTCCATCTGTGTTCTGGTCTTAGCTCCTTCTACGGATATCTCATGCAAACGATCAGTATTAATTCGGATGCTATCATTAAGGCTATTAAAAATAAATGCGCCCGCGCCGGTCAATGCTGCTAGCACTATAGGAATAACCCAAGTGGAGGTTAGATGATCTAGATCAGCAGAAACAGGCATATCACTTATCCAGTATAATTTTGAAGGATTTTGCGCCGGCCACCGCGTCGGCCATCTCCCAGGCGTCGCCGAACCTGGTCAATGCCGCCAGGCACGCCTGAAGGCCCTGCTTTCCCCTCATCTGCTGCTTCAGGTTGTCCGCGGCATAACGTACCAGCAAAGACTTGCCGCGGAGACAAGCCAGATTTAGGTTGTCTGCGTCGGCCTTCCCAAGGTCCCCCTGGGTGAGACTTAGTAGGCCCAGGATTTCATCCTTGGTCATGGCCTGAGCCATGTCCTCGACCTGAGCCAGCATGTCGGCGGTAAACACCTTGCCGGGCTTGTAGACGCCAAAATTGCTCATGAGACGAGGGTTCCCGAGGGCTCCAGATACACCAATATGTGAGTCTAGTATAGCATAGAAGTTTGTCGGTAGGTAGGGTAGGGCGTCAGTTAGACAGTCAAAGAGTGATGTTACCAAGAGAAAATAGTGAATAAAAAATTTTGAAGGGTAGGTGAGTTTGTTGGTGAGAAAAAGAGGTCTGGACTACGGAGATTGTATAGCAGAATTATACCACGGTACGTTACCCCCCGCCCCCTTCCTATAAGGATCTCAAGGGGGAGTGTGGGTCAACTTTAATTAAACTGATGCGCTTATCAATATAAACGACTAGACAGTATCAAGTTACCAACTTATAGTTAAGCTTCGTCACCACCAACATCAACCGAACAACAGAGAGATAGCACAATGAGTAAGTTAGCATCACAAGGATTTACGGGTAACGAGGTCTCCACAACTGTAACGCCGACAACATGCAAATACCACAACACGGTAATCTTCGAGTATGATCCTGCCACTAGGGTGGTTATGCTCAACACTGACGGCTGGAAAAGCAGCACGACAAAGCGACGAATGAACCAGTGTGCTGAGCACTGGCGTCTACCCTTCTACGTGTATCAGAAAGATCACGTATGGTACGTAGGCCTTTGGGAAGGCCCTTTAGAGTTTGATACTGATCAGATATCCTTCCATCTACCAGAGATAAAGAAATGATCGCACAGACTCAGCAACTCATTCAGTCCCTACATAACTCAGGCCTGGATCCCAGGGAGACCGCCGGGCGACTGGCCTACGAGCTGGACCTACCAAACAGCACTGCTGAGGCCATGACAACCGAGACCCTAGGCATCGCCCATATAAGGCCGGGGAATCACCGGGAGCGCCGCTCTACCCCTGGACTGGCATAGCACTACGCTAAGGGGAACGGATGCCCCAAGGTGGTGAGGTTGTGATGGAGTGTGGTGGGGTGGGGGCCGGCCCTGGCCGGCCCTGCCCGGCTGAGCTGTGCCACATAAGATATTTGTGATTTGTCAATACTATGGCTGTCTCTTATACACATCTCCGAGCCCACGAGACTAAGGCGAATCTCGTATGCCGT